GTGTAATACCTTTGCCGTAAATGGGTTCAATCAACAACAATCCAGGCACTTCATTGAATTTTACTCTGCTGAGTGGCTGCTTGGGTTCGCCTTGATCAGCGTACATTGTGTGCATGGCAATACCAGTAGCACTGTTACGAATTCGTTGACCTAATGCGCTCTTGGCAGGTATGCGATATTGCACAGTGTTGGGTTTGAACACAAGGTTACCAGCCTGTTCTTCCCAGGGATGTTGTGGATCGTACAACAAGTCACCTTGTACATAGCCACGAAAGTTTGTGGGTGTGGCAGCTTCTAATTGTGGCCAAAGATCAGCGTACAGTTGAACCAATTCGCCACGTTCCCCTTTTCGTGTGCTTTGAATCTGTGCCATCATTTTGGGGCTAGTAGCAAGTCCATCGTAACCTTTGGCCTCAAAACCTGAACCGTCTGTCAGCACAAACTCGCCTGTGGCTGGCTTGCGACCAAATATCACAGCTGGTTTACCGTCCCACTTTACAGTAGTGGTCTTTTGTGGTGCTTCTGCGGCATGTTGAATAATAGCCAGTGCTTCATCTACACCACGTGAGCCTTTGCGAAATATTAGATCTTCTAGGTGCTCAATGCCCTTGGCTCGGCCGCCTACATTGCCTTCGTCGGCTTCGTAGATTTGGTATGGGTTAGTTTTTTCTGCTTCGATCAAGGGTTGCATACCTTGATTTACAATTCTGTCACGTAGTTTGGCCAGGAAATGCACATCACTGTTTTCTCGAACTAGGTCCGGTTCTTGTAAACCTTCCTTGGCTAGATATTCACGAAAGTCTTTGAGCTTGGCATCGCGGTCTCGGTCTCGTGCTAGAGCAGCATAAATGCTTTCTACGTTTTTGAGATTTTCTCTAGTGGCAGTTCTGCCTAATAGTGTTTTGGCCACATAGTCGGGATCCATGCCGCCATCAACCAGTTGATTTGTGGTGCGGCTGAACATGCCATTGGCACCTACTTTAAGTCCCTGCTGTTTGGCAATTGAACTCATTAGCACATTGCGGTTCATACCCTTGTAAGCAGAATCTTCTGAACCACCATAGTAAAACTGTCCCCAATCCAAGTTAGGGAAGAACATGAAGTCTGTTTGCACATATCCGTTTTGAGGGTTGCCATTGATAGGTGTGCGCAGGTGTACTTCTCCAGCTTTTTTTACCCAGGCTTTGGGATCTTGTCCGTGGCTCACTGCCCATTGTGTGAGTTTTGCTGCCAGTTGTTCTTTGGATATTTCACTGGCATCAACTGCCATGTCCATGTCGCCTGAGGTAGGCTTGCGACCAGTGCTACCCAACCAACGTTCACGTGGGAATTCTAATCCTGTAAGTGTTTCCAACCATTGCACTGTGGCTGGCACATCGCTTTGATTGATACGTCCAGTTAAAGGATTACCGTCAGCGTCTTTGAATACGTTACCACCTTCTAAAAGTCTCATTGTGTTTGCCCTTGTTTCATACGACGATATAATTGTTTGCCAGGATCAAAGTTTTTGCTCCAAGTCAATGACTCTGCCAGAGCAGCCGCGGGTTTTTTAACAGGTTGGTTCATACCAGGAATTTTCATCACATTGGCATAGTTAAATCCTGCAGGCGCTGCAACAGGTGCAGTAGGTGCTTTAGCAACAGGTGGTGTCGCTGTTAAGAGTGGAGCGCCGCCAGTTTGAGCAATAGCACTTTGAGCTGACGCCGCAGTATCATCTAAATATTTTTGGTCAATTGGCTGGCCCAGTTTTTTTAGCTGGTCAATTACTTTGTTTTTTGCATCTATTGCTTGCTGTTTGTTTGTTATTGGTTGCGATGGATCTTTAGATAACGCATATTGCTTTTCAAGTTCTGCCATTAAATTTTTAATATTAAGTTTACCTTGAGCTCTTGCTAGTTGTTGTGCTTCTCTATCTTTAATATACTGAGGTGCTAGAGTTTGTACAGTTCTAACTACATTATCTGTGTTAATTTTTAAATTGGATGATCCTGCATTAAACGCAATAGCAGCTTGTTTGATAGCTTCTGGATCAAGTGTTTCTGCTTTCTTACCATTTAACGTACCTGTGCTGGACCATTCTTTAGACAATTCGTTGCCAATGTAATGTTCTTGTTGTGCTATATTAGTGATGCCTTGCCGTTGACCAGCAGCCATATGGCCATACTTGCTGTATGAGCCTTGTTGATCTTGAGGAACTCCAGCAGCATTTAGCACTTTGTTGGCAAAATATTCTGCCGTATTAAGTGGTGCCTTTGCTACACCTTTGGCTTGATCAACCGCATAATTTACCACTGGTTTGGCTATATCAACTGCCGTGTTAACCACTGGCTTGACCACATAGTTTTTTACTCCTTTGAGTATGCCTTCATTTGTGTTGCGACGAAATATCTCATGTATCTGCATTTGTTCTTCTCACTGATCTAGCAAACTTTCCCGAGTCTCTGGTACGGATGGCATTTAGCAATTTGCGCTGTAGATTTTCAGCTTGGTCAGCTGGAAATTCTGTGTCAATTTGTTCTAACAATCTAATAGCATTAGCAATCAGTGTGGCTGCACGGTTTTCAATTAACAGGCGGCGATCACGCTCGATGTACAAATCGTCTAATTCTTCTAATAAACTGCGAGTGCGTTTTTGCATCTGCTCAAGGGCCTTTGGATTATTTAGCGGATTTTGAGCATTAGTTTGTTTTGATTTTGCCCAACAACTGCTTGAGTTTGGCGCTTTGCACATCAGCTGTGACTTTGGGTGCTTCTAGATCAAAACCTTCCTTGGCTTGTGGTCGTTCCCAAGGCGCAGACTTGGCATCGTCTGCGGCGGCAGCATTAACTTGGCTTTTTGCTTTGATCGAGTCCATGATACTTGTACTGGGCTTTTTACTGAACCCGTTTTCGTTGTCATCTCCGCCTTCATCAGTAATACGCATGGTTTCAATGTTGTACTCCAAATCAATCTTTTGACCAACGCCGGTCGAGCTTCGTGACTTCATACACTGGATCTGATACTTGCCACGCTCTTTCATTGCACGACTTGTAAAGATACCAAACACATTATCTGCTGTGTTAATCTTTGAAATACCACCTGAAATGTGTGAGTGATCAAATTCAATTTCTTCCACAGCGGATCTGTTTAACTGACTTGCAGTTACCATTAGGATTCCTAGCTCTTTGGCCAAGTTGCGCAGTTCTTCTGACACATACTTGTCTTTCACAAACAAGTCATTGGGCGAAACTTTGGCACTAACTGGCATGAGCAAGTCCAAGTAATCAATCATCACAAAGTCTACCCGCTTGCCTGTTTGAATTTGATACTCTTTCAAGTAAGCACGGATGTCGTTGATGTTTGATTGTGCTGGCAGGCCTTTTACCTGATAGTTGCCTGACTTCTTGGACACCAGCTTGACCTTAAGCTCTGTGGTGTCTATGTCCTTGCGAATGTCCTTGGTGCTCATGTTTGTTAACATAGCATCAGTTCGCAGTGACGTAAGTTCTTCTGAAAGTTCTAGTGTGATATACACACCACTGAGTCCTTGCTGTAGCCAGTTCAGTGCAATGTTCATCATGACTAAGGATTTGCCTGATCCAGATCCGCCGGCAAAGATGTTGAGTTCGCCGCGACTGAATCCACCATACAGCAATCTATCCAGCTGTGGCCAGCCTGTGCTTACTTGTCCGCCCGAGTTAAAATACTTCTCAATGCGGGCTTTGGGATCAGCAAAGTAGTCTGTGCCCATGTCCTTAGTAAGTGATATCTGTACTGCATCTTTGATGAGCTTCTCAACCGGATCATATTCGCCTTTTTCCAACAAGTCAGCGGCTTTTAAAATAGCTCGCTCTAGTTCTTGTCGTCGAGTAAATGCTTCAAACTCGCCCATGAACCAGTCAAAGTGGCCTTCATTCAAGTCCGGCACAGCCGACAACTTAACGCCAGTAGTGGCTGATATCTGTGTGCGCTCGGGCAAGGTCTTGTGCTTGTCTGAATGTTCTTTGATAAACTCAGCCGCAGGTCTCAAACTCTTGTCAAAGTTCTGCGGGTTATAGATGTTTTGAACACGCACATAGCTCTGTGCGTCCTCCAACATCATTTCTAGAAATAAACGTTGAACGTCAAGTCCGTAATCTTTTAGCATGAATATAGTCCAAGTATAATGTAAGTGCATCTAACACTTCAGTAGGGGTGTCTGAATCAATTTGCTGTGTGTAGCATTCTTTTAGTTTTGGTAGCAATGACTGTTCAAAAAAATACCGATTGCCAGCTGGTCCATGGTGTCCTTCTGGTGCGTCAACGTCTGCAGGTTTATTGACCCCGATGTTTATGCCATGATATGTTTTGTCAAATAATATACACTTTTCGTGATCTCTGCAATATGGCAGGACAAAATTGCTTGGTCCCCAACAGTTATTGCTATCTAAATTTTTGCTTAAATTAATAATCAAATAGTTAGCATCGATACTGTCTAACCATCGAGTAAGTAAAAATATCTGTCTCAATATATCAGTTTCGAGCCAACTGCGATCGTGGTGTAAAATTAACTGTTGATCTTGGCCATAGTTTTGCAAACAAACAAGTCCTCGATGGGCTGCAATGTCAAATTGATCAACTTCCCACGTGTTGGTGTTAATATTGTGTCCATGATATCCTGTATTTCTATGATTGTCAAAAATTGTGATACGCTCCAACGGAGGAACTCCTACAAATATCATGTCACGGTCCCAGTCAATCTCTTGAGACATTCCTATCAGTAAATGTTGAACTGTTGCAAAACTATTTCCTGAACGTGAGCAATTGACAATTGTGTTCACATTTAGTGATTTTGCAGCTAGACCCCAAAAACTGTCAACTGGATCTACACAAACATATGGTGTTGTATAACTGTCGCCAAATACCCAAAGTTTATTGTATTCTTTTAACAAGTTGTTTCTTCCTTAGTTCTATTTTAATCTTACTGGTTTCTCTAGCTGCTATTATAGTTAGCAAGGTACCAACACGCCCTAATGCAATTACAGCATCATTAACATCTTTACAGCCGTCTGGCCACTCGGGTATACTTACCGCCCATCCCAGTTCCACTGCACGATCAATCAGTTCTACCCCTGCTAGGTCTTGGTCAGGCACCACTGTTATTTCCTTGCCAAGACTGCGTATCAATCTGGCCTGTAGATCACTTATGGTGTTGTGCATCACAGCCAAGCCACCAATGCTGAGTGCATCAAAGATGCCTTCGGTTACAATCACGTTGGTCCAATCCTTGTGTTGTAAGTCTGTGCCAAACACATAGCCAGGCTGGCTGTCTGAAATAAACTTGGGTTGACGGTTGTCTAAAAATCTGCAAGTGTAACCTACAATTTTATTTTCGTATGTGAATGGTACAACCACGTGCGGGCGTGTCCAATGAATGCCATCATGTTGCGTCTGTACCATCATGGGAAAGTCTTCAGGCACACGTCTGCCCTGCACATAGTCCCAATGCATCTGGTGCTCAGGTGTTAGTAACTCAGCAAATGGTGGCAAATCACGTTCTTCAAAGGTGATACCGGCCAAGTGATTCCAAGCCTGTTGTCTATCTTCCAATATACCATGTATACTACGATGCCGCAGGCTTTCTAAATTGAGCATTTCAATTTCGTTGTCAGGCACACCCATCCATGTCAGCAGTCTGCGAGCTTTGACGCTCAGTGTACGACCCATGATGAAACTGGCTGTGTATGAACAATTGAAACAGTGATAACTCCATCCTGCTTCAGTGGCTTTGAGTCCGGCACGACCTCTGGTGTCTCTTGTGCTGCCATTGTGCTGACAGCAAACCGCATTGAAGCTCAACCAACCTGATGGTGTGGGCTTTCTTTTTGCAGGTAGATACGCAAGGATGTCAAGCATCTATACAGTATAGCAGATCAGCTGTACTAAATCAACGATATTGGAGGTTGGTAATATAACCTGTGGTGATTAATACTGTGGCTGCTATGGTGCCTTGGTATTGCAATGGCAAATATCCTGATCCACCATTTGTGACAGTGATTGGTCCAATCTGCCCATTGCCCACACTAGTTACAATGGCTTCGGCGCCCGAACCATTGCCCAAAATTTGAATCTTAGGAGGTGCTACGTAGCCTTGTCCAGAGTTATTTACTGTGATACCTGTGATCACTCCATCCGTTACTTCGGCTGTAGCCGATGCGCCAAACCCTTGACTGTTGTTAAATCCAGCTCGAATCAAGTTGTAGAAACCCACAATGTTAAAATACTGTGTGGACGTTTCATTAAAAAATTCAAAACTTTCTGTCACATCATACCAAACTGATTCGTAAGTGTCTGCTGCTTGGAACTTAACGGTTCCAGTGTAATGATCCATGTCCATTTTCACGGTGGTCAAACTTTGCCCACTGGTTGGCATATGGCTTGAGTAAAATTCTGTCAATTGGGTGGTGTTTACAGGCTGTGGATACAGTGCCCAGTCTGGCCAGTTTGTGGGCCCTGGTTGCAGTTGTTGTGCTTTGCCGTAGATTGTGGGTATGGTCAACATTTCACTAGGCACAAACGCAGGTAGCACACTATTCACAATGTTGCAGTCTGCTCTAGCACCTGAATTAGCATCCACATAAACGGCCTGCACATAGTCTCCTGCTGTGCGCTGTATGCTGTAGCTGCCGGGCTGTGCTGTGATGTTGATGGTATCCGCATTGTCCAGCACTACTTTTACTCTGCCTAGTGTGGCGCTGAGTGTGACCATGGGCTTTTCAACCAACAGTTGATCGCCAGTTTGATTCATCAATCTAAACACAAAACTGCTGCCCGTAATGTTTACTGGCTTCTCTTCTTGATTGATAAATTCAAACAGTAGCACATTGTCTACGCCTTTGTTAACGGTTAATTGTTTTGCATACACTGTGTCATACCTCGCTGTGAAATATCCACCACTGGTGTCAACTAACAAGACTTTGGTAATTTGCTGGTATAAGTAAACGGTGGTTGAATACATAGGATCCTCAAACAATATTTATGGGCAATGATATCTTTCAAAAATTGGCGGTAAAATATCCGTTTATAACACTGTGCGTGTACGCCAATGAAGAATATGTGGGTGTAGTGCAAAACAAAGATGATGCTGTTACAACCATCTACGATTTTGGTGCTGTACTAACTCAAGACGCCAAACTAGAATACTTGGAATTAGCAGCCACTTGGTGGTGGGAAAGCAATAGAAGCATACCCATAAACATCTTTTTACGCGGTGAGTGGGACAAGTTTCGCCCCACGCTACGAACATTTTCCAACAAAGATCTTGAAATTTTACACGGCCCAGCTTGCAGTTTGATGGACATTGCTCGTAAAAAGAGCAAACGTAAATCAATTACACTTGTACGGCGTCTTGATTGAGCAAGTTCATGTGTAGTGCTACCAAAGCTGCGTAGGAAACTGCGTGGCTTTTCTTAAATGTGTATCCGCGCGAGTCATCTCCGTTCCATACTTCAGCAAACACTTCTGTCCAAGGGCGATTTTGCAAGTGTGCTTTACCTGGACGAATAACTGAAATAAATGCTGCCATTCTGGGTATTGAATCTGGCCGCATGGACAGCATCAAGTCTGTGTAATTGCCCACATGCACCAACTGACTGGTCCAAATAGTGTCAGTCCACAGTCTGTGCCAGGGTGGTGCGGCTGCCAGCATTTCAGCATAGTGCGCAGGATCACGGATCAACTGATACACACTCATGTTCAACAAGTCTATCTTGAAGTATCCACGCTGTTCTGCTGACTCATAGTCTATGGCTGCACAGCCGTTGGGTATGTCCTGTGGAATGTCTGTGATATAGATGCCTGAATTATGTTTACGCACTTGACCTTGATGCAGTTGCCGTGCGGCAGTGTGTTGAATCAGTTTCAACACCGCCGTTCTATCTGGCACATCAATGTCAATGTCTGCACTCATTTTGAATCAGTATCACACAGTGCAGTCACAACTTGTAGTTTCTCTTTGGCTAATTGCACTGCCGCTAAAGCATCTGCCACTGTGGGATGCTTGGCCGCCAGGGCAGCAATGCGCCATTCTTCATCACGCTTGGCTCGTGCCCAATCTAACAGGGTTTCAGCGTCTGATGTGAGTGAGACCATAGGATGTGCTGAGTGAATCTGCTGCCACGAATTGCCATCGTTTACTTCCAAACAGTTCATGTTGGAATTCCATCGTACCATGCCTGCACCGCTGGCACCTGGACTGATGTATGGATTGGTGTACATGCCACCTGATACTTGAATGTATTTGCTGCCGTTAATAGTTCTAATCATAATGCTATTATAGCCACAAGGCCGATGTAAGTCAACTGATGTGCCATCTGATCCAGTCCTAGATGTGCCCAAAAGCTGGGATTTTGTAGATCTCGATTGCCCCAATTCATCTTGGCCCAGTCAATGTGATAGTGAGCCACAGCATCTATCACGCCCATTATTATGCTGGCTGGCCAATAGGCTGGACCAACTACTAGACCAACACATACGGCTGTGCCAATACCTTGTTTGAGACTGTGCCGCATGCCTAACCAATGTCCGTACACGCCTTTGTGATTGACCTCCGTCATGCTTTGATCCACAAAGTCAATATACCAGTGTTTGATCTGTAAAAGGATTAGCGTTAAAAAAATTACTGTTGCCATGTTACCAGCCTGCCTTGCTCAATATATCTTTTGCGTACTCTTGATCAGCAGGATAATTGTGAAACTTCTTTTGCCACACATCTGAGTCAATGTAAGGCCATACCATGCTGATCTGATCAGGCGTGAGTTCACCCAAGAACTTTTGCCCTGACTCTGAATTGTAAATCACCCAAGGTGATATCCTGCCTGTTGTGACTGCATAGCACATAGCCGGAGTGCTGCCATATCGCAAACAGTCCTGCGGCTGTGCTGAATTCTTTTCTGCCCAGTCCATGCCAAACTCCACTGCTCGTGCCAGTGCATCCGTCACATTCTCCACAGGCAAATGCTGTATGAGATATTCTGTGTACAGTTGATCACTGGCCCACCGATCAATCTTCTTGTTGTTTTTCAACAGCCACTCAAGAAACTGTTTGGGATTGATTGTTCTTGTGCTCACACAATAGCGTCCAAACTTCACAAACGCACGATAGTAAGGAGAGTCAGCAAAGTCATCAAAGGTTTTGAGCTTGGCCGAACCTTGACTCATTTCGTAAAAACGTATGTAGGCTTGAAAGCCCAGTTCCACACCACGTTCTGCTCGTTCCTGCCTGCGCCGCTTGGGCTCACACACATGAACTGCTAGACTGGTTTCTCGAGCAAAGTCTTTCTTGCAGTATTGGCATTGGGTCATTGTAGTATTTTATGCTCTTGTATGTAAGATGTCAAGAACTCATTGAGCTTGTGGTGGTGACCTATAGCCGGATGTGTCATATCCGGAGGAACATAAGGCGAGCCTGGAGGGTACTTTTTGGGTTCTACACCTTGAGCTGCTTGCCATTCAGTTGCTCGCCATCGATATCCATTGACAATTTCTGGACGACTCAACAAACTCAATCTGGAATCTGTTAGGTATTTGTGATACAAATCATCAGCCTGTTGAAACATCAGCACTCGATGTCCTCTAGATTTCAAACTGTCAATTGTGCTGAGCATGCGGTACATGAGATCTTCAGTACGATCCAAAATGCTGTACACTTCAGTTTTGAGTTTGGTGTCTACAAACTTCTCAGACTCTTTTTGGTTCCAGCCAGTTTGCCATCTGTAGGCAAACTCTTGATTTTGCGGATTTACCCATCGTCCTTCAAAATTATTTTCTGGTTCGCAGATGGGTATTTCTAATCTACTAAGGAATGTCATGCCCAACACATACAGCGTAGGAGGTGCTGTGTAACTGTGTTTGAGACTGGTGCGCAGTATCCTGCTGTTGGCACTGCCACTGATGGCAATGCTGTCGGCTTGAGTTATACCTAACCGCTGTGCTAGATCAGTGTGTCCATTGCCCAATGCATAAGAATGGGTGTAACTGCATCCATTTACAACCAATTGCTGGATCATTTTTCATTGCCGGCAGCGCGGTTGTATGCGTCAATTTCTTTTTGTGTTGTGATTGCTGCCATAACATCTATCTCATCATCTTTATAGTGTGGATACATTGCCATTAGTGCTTTGCGTTTGGCACTAAGGCCAGCTTGTTTTTTCTTAGGAGCAATCCAAGGATGGCGTTGCGATCCCAAATCTGGACTTACACTAGTGGCCATGAGCCATTGCAGTTTTGGGTGTTTGCTTACATTGAAGAAGTGTTTGTTCAATCTTTCGTTAGTGGCAATCACATAAAACTCTTGCAATTCTCTTGAACCTTCTACTGCCGAGCCCCAGCGTATCATGAGATAGTTTGAAAACTTTTTCTTTTCTTCTGCGGTAAGGTCGTCGTAGAATGATCTGACCTTGCGGTCAAACATCTTCATCTCATTGGCAATGGTCAGTTTATCGCTCATCAGTTTTGGTCAGTTTGTAAATCATTATAGCACGTTCTAGTGCGTCTTGTAAAGTGGGATTGGTTCGAGCAGCTCGCCGAATTTCGCTCCACATCTTATCTTCTTGGAGGTGATCAAACAAGGGTCGGCCATCGCTGGTTCGTTTATCGTAGGATATTTGATGTCCAGTCACAGGATCATATCCATATCCAACCAGCACACGGTCAGCAGGGTCAGCACCAAACTCACGGGCATACACTTCATTACCGTTGCGTTCGTAGATATATGTTGCTCCTGGTTTAAGGGTTCCCATATTGGTAGCCGTATTGTAAATGTGCCCAACGCAGGAAACGCTCTAGGCCTTCACGGTCGTTGGGATAACTTTCCAAATACACTCTGGCCAAGCGGTTGATGATTTCAAATAGTTCAGGTTCAGTGTAAGGCATACTACCATGCTTTATTGTAGTCCACAATCTCGCAATTGCGGCTAACGTCTTTAACAAAATAAACACAGTCAGGATCTGTGCCTTCACTTACAGGCACAGCCAACAGTTGACCGTTCTTGAGTTTGGGTGCGTACCAGGATACCTCATGGTACACATCTAGGATTTCAATGTCCGGAAAACTGGGACGAAAGCTGGTTAGTGGATTGAATTGGAATACTTTGAACCCACGGTCGTTAATTGATGTGAGTGGCAACACTTCTAGATCACCAACGTCAGGTTCACCAATCAAGATCTGCCAGTCCATGGGCATCTTTATGGTGTGCTCGCCAATGCGCAACACAAGAGCAGGAGCATTGAAGCTTTCCAAAAAGATCAAGGGTATAAAGTGATAGTCAGGTTCTGCTGGATTTGAATTGTCTAATATTGCAAAACGCATGTCATCTACTTCTTCTGGCAGGTGATCTAAATCGTAAGTGGCATTGTCTAGGGTAAGTATTCTCATGTTGTCATTTTACTTGGTCTGTGGCAATTTGTCAACGATTTTGCGATGAATATTTGCAGCCACTTGTTCTTGCGTAGCACGGTCTGTGTGGAATGGAGAATCAAATGTTGGATTGGCTCCGCCAAAGTCAACAGCCACTTTTCCAACATCTTCATCGGTAAACTTTAATGGCAGTATGCCGGCAGCTAACATTTTGTTATGCCAATATTCAAACAACCAGTTGTCTAATATTTGTTGCATGTCATAATCAAACAGTTCAGTAAGATATTGCTTTGTAGCCTGTATTTTTTCTGGAGAGACTATTGAATGATTTTCTAGGCCCTGAGGTACTGTACTTAATATTGATGCATTAAGAGTTCCAGCCCAAGGTTCGTGTGTGCTAGGCATGTGAGGATTAAAATACACAAAATTTCTTAAACCGTCATCTGGTCGAAATCCATCTTTTAGTTTGATGGTGATGCGACTGGCCCAAGTTTTGTTGTAGACAATTACATCAGGTTGGTGTTTTACTGCTTCTTGTATCTGAAACATGATTCCTGTGTTGCTGAATCCGCCATGTGCAAAATGCAACACTTTGTAGCCATATTGATCTTCAAGTATCTGACTAAAATGTCCTCTTAGTCCTGTTTCTTTAAGATCAACTGTGCTGGCAGTACAATAGCTTTCGCCACACACCGCAATGGTTATTTTATTTTCATCCATTCTAATTTTTCTTGGGTAAAGGGATAGTTGGCTTCTTTGTAGAATTGTTTGCGTTTGGTTAGATGACGCTTGGCAAACTTACAGGTTGAAGTTATGTCCCAGATTTGAACATGGTCTTTGTCTTCGGCTTTTCTTATGCCTCGTCCAATGCTTTGAATAACGCGGACAAAACTTTTCCCGGGTTCCACAAGAACCAAATTAAAAATCCTAGGGATATTAATACCCACAGCGGCAACACCATAGGTAGCCACAATAATCTTATCAGTGCTGTCCGCCACTTCGTCATATTCATCTTGTCTATCTTTTGCTTTGGTTGCGCCTGACACAAACACGGCACGTTCGCCCAGTCGCTCTACCAATTGACGACCGCATTCAGTGCGATCCACCAGTACTAAGGTGTTGCCTGTTTCGTTTACATGGCGTATGAGTTCCGCCATAGCATCTAACCTGCCTGATTCTTCCAACAAGTATTTAAGCTCGCTTTGGTAGTTTGAATACTCCACATGATCCTGTAACTGCACAATGTTCACATGGCACTGCGCCAGCACCCCTTGCTGTTGCAGTTCATTGGCACTGAGCTTGCTGATCACAGGACCCAAGCTCACCAATAATGCTTGGCTTTCAAACTTCTCTTTTGGCACAGTACCGGTCAAACCCCAGCGAATTGGCACTCTAGCCATCACGCTGGTCAGCAGGGTCTTGAGTGCATCTGCTTTGGCCATGTGTACTTCGTCCACCATCACGCACACCACATCTTCAATAAAGTCCTGTATGGTTGCCTCTCCCACCCCTGCCTTGGTATTCTTTAGCAGTACATTTAGACTCTGCCAAGTGCAGATGGTATGTGTGCGTCCATGTTCTTTTCTGTCGCCAAAGTAAACACCCACATCCAAGCCAAGATTAACATAGTCCTTTTCAGTTTGTGTAACTAGACTCTTGTTGGGCACAATCACAATGGACCTGCCATATGGCTCTACTGATGCACTCAAGGCAGCTGTCATAATTGTTTTGCCTGCACCTGTGGCCACTTCCTGTATGCATTGCGGGTTGGTTAGAAAGTTGTTCACAATCTCTACCTGATAATCACGCAACAGGATAGGTTGCCCTTCTGCAGGATGTCCTTTAGGCCAAGTCTTGTGTGCAAATGTTTGTTCTGTAACTTGAGCAAACTCAAATGTAGTGGAGTATTCTCTTTGGTCATCCAGTTCAATGTCGTAGTTGTAGCGTTCTAGGATGGGCATGATCTCTGGTAACAGATTGGTGTATGTTGACCCGCCCAACTGGAAGTAACTGACTTTGCCATCCCAACGACCTAGCCTTACTGCTGGCAAGTATCTTGCATAGGGCACATCGTATTTGAAAGCATTGACCAAGGCCTTGCGCACATCCAAGTCGATGCCCTCTAGCTTGATGTTTACTTCATCTCGAATTTGTATGGTGCATCTTTTCATTGTATGTCTACTTCAAGCACCCGTTGCTGGTGTGCTATTTGTGTTATAAGTTCTTTGGTATCGCCTGCGTATTTTAAATCTGCAACAGGAAAACGCAGTGGTTGTGCTCTTGCATTATACACATTTGTTATATGATGAGCAAGAAAAAAATCTCGATGTTGGTCAATGTATTGTTGTATACTGGGCTCTTTCAAACTTAAATCTTGGTCAAAGAACGCCACATTGAAATCGGCACTGTAATAACTAAATGGGCGGAATGCGTCGTCACCTATGTATGCATCATTGTCTTGTGCCAAGTCCTCAACTGTTTTTCCAATTTCACAATAGTTGAGATACACAGTTCCAAATTGTATTTGTGTCTCGCCCCATTGCGCCAACTGAGCAGGGTCAAGTTTCTTTGTCTTAGGCATGCCAAACCAAGTGCAAACAAATCTTGGCTTCACACCTTCGAGCACAGTCTCACATCTATGCACAGCCAGGTTTAATTCTGACAGTGCCTGTCTCACAGCAACAGGTGCCTGTTGCCAGTATTCAGATGTTTGTTGATCTAGCAGTCCATGATAGCGTTCAAAGATGTTGTGTAAGTAATTGAGGCTGTCCTGGCTCCAATCAAACTCA